TACAGTATAGTGAGTTGTAATAGTTTTAGTTGTTTCAGTTCCATTAGCTGAACGAATGATTACTTGAATATCTGAGTCTGCGAATATCTTGAATGTGTATGAGAATGTAGTTGTAGAGTTATCACCACTATAACTGTTTCTAACTGTAGTTGAAGATATTGTCATATGTTAATCTCTATATACTATTTTACTTTCTAGGCAATAATTCTTTTGTTTCTTTTTCTTCATAAACGCCTAGTTTTCTAAACCCATATTTTTCTTTTTTAGCTTCTTTTATATTGTCTTTAACTTCAGGATATTCAATTAACATGTCTTCAAATGCTTTGTCTTTATAGTTTTGAAATATTCCTTTTATTACTATTTCTTTTCCTCCTTCAAAGTTTTCATTGCCTTCTTGTCTTCTGTTATAATCAACAGAATTAATAGTAATTTCTAATTGTTCTTTTAAAGTTCTACCTCTTATTGTAGTTTTTCCTATTCTTTCAACCCAATAATTATGAGCAGATTGATCGTTTTTTTTGTATTCAATTAAATTTACTTTTTTAAGTTCTTTTTCATTTGGTTCTGTAAGTCTAACTTTAAGCCTCATTATTTCTAATGCTACAGGATAAGCTTTTAAATCTGATTTTCTACCAACTAAAAGTGGTCCCTGAGTTAAAGACAAGTAAGATAATACTCCTTCAGAATTAACATAAATAGAATTAGGATTTCTTTCTATAGGTTCTCCAGTTAATAAATCTCTTCTTGGTTCAAGATAATTTGTTTTTGTAATAAGTGGTGTTTTTTTAATAATCTCATCTACAAAAGATCTAGCTTCAACAACTTCTTTATCACCCTCATATACACCAGGAATACCTGCTCCTATAAATGCTTGGTAAGGAATAGTATTTCCAACCATTCTACCAAAGTATCTAGATATTTTATCTGGTGTTGCATCTTCAACAACCTCAAACATATCAGAAATACCACGAACATAGGCTTTATTATAAAATGATCTCATTACAGATAATGATGCTACTGCTGCAATATTTTGTGATTTCTCATCATCAATACCATCTTTGTTTTCTGCAAGATCTGCTAAAATTCCTAACATATAAAAACGAGGATCGTTACGATTGTATTGTAAATAAGTAATAGTTCCATCATCATTTTTTCTTGCTAAAGAATATGGTTGCCATCCATTTTGTAACCAAGTTTTTTTTATATTAAAATCTTTTGGTCCAGCACCTGTAACTTTACGATAAACATTTCCTTTACTATCTGTTACATCTGAAGTTACTAAACTCCAACCAACTAATGTAGCGGAAATACCCATTACTTGTCTGCCAAGAACATCTGCTCTTGCACGTCTATCTCCACTATTCCAAGCATCTCTCATAGGTTTAAAAAATCTACCAAAAACAGGAATTCTTGATTCAAAATGTCTCCAAATATTAGTTGGGGTTTTTACAAATGGTATAAGAAATCTAAAAAAAGGTGCATATTCTAAAACTTTTAGCATTGCTCCACCAATATTAAAAAATCTTCCATCATCTAAACTGTTAGTAAATGTATTATATCTTGCTTCTTGTAATGCTTTAGCTGCCAAAGGATTATCTTTAACATTTGCTAATCCATTTTCATCAAAACCATTTTTAAATATTTTATCTATATTTTCATTAGCTTCTTTAGTTCCTAATTTAAATTTAAGTTCTAAAGTATTATCAACTGCTTCAGCATATAGTCTGCCACGATAACTAATTTGTTTAAATAGTTCATCTGTACCCATTAATAGTCTTGTTGGAAATTCTGCAAATTTTCCAATACGATCAATCCATGTTCCAGCAGAACCATCAAATCCTAAATTAGATGCACTGATTGGTCTTACTGCTTTACCATTAATAATTTGTAAATTATCTTGAGTTCTAACAAGTGGATCAAGAATAGCATCACCTTGTCTTAAAGCTGTACCAACTGCTTTAAAAGTATCTCTCATACTAAAAATCATTCCTTGATATTGTGCAAATCCAGATCTAATTGTTTGAGTATCTTTTCTTAATGCTGCTCCCAAAATAATTTCTGCTGGTCTTAAAAATGTTTCATAAGCATTACCTAAAATATTTACAACATAAGTAGGTGTTCCAGATAAAATTGAATTAATATAAAGTGAGTTAAAAACATCTATAATCTTTGATGATTTTGATTTTGTTACTTCATTTATAATATCTTCTGGTTTCATATCTCTAATTTTTTTTGCCATTACTGCAGGATTTGCATTATAGTTTTTAAATATATCTGCTATCTTTTCTATTTCTAAAATCTTTCCACCTGCTCTAGAAACTTTAATTCTACCAGCTTGAGTAGTTCTTGCGGATTCTCTAATTAATTTTTTTAATTCAGCAAAAGTTTGTGCTATTACTTCACTTCTTAATGCCAATTCTTTTTGTGATTCTTTAGACCAGTTAGCAACATCATCACCAAATTTTGCTAAATATTTTGTTGAGGCTTCTTGATAATCAAAAGCTAAATCTTGTAATATTTGTTTAGTTGCTATCATTCGAACTGTTTTATTTTTTTCTTTAGAACCTTCTTTAAAAAGACTTTTTAAAACTTCTTCTTTATCTCTACTCATAAGTTTAGCTAACTCTTCAGCAGTCTGATTACTTAATACATCATTTTCTAAAAAATTTTTTGTAGTATCATCAAGAACATTATCTACAACATCATCAATAGTTTTTACAACTTCTTTGCCACTTTTAAAAGAACCAGTATTAATAACTTTTTTAATCCATAGTTCAGAATCTTTTTTTGCATTTTCTTTTGTTGTTTTAATCATTTTTAATGCTTTATTTATATCTATAGCTTCATTTCCTTCTAAAGCTAATTTTCTAACTTTAATTGTTTTTTTTTCTAGTTTTACATCATCAATAATACCAGCAGTTTCTTTTTGAATTAAAGCTCTTTCATCTAAATTTTGTGTTGCTCTCATTTTTTTAAAACTTTTTATTCCATAGAATATTGCATCATAAGTAGGTTTTGCACCTTTTACTCCAACCTCAACAATTCCTCCTAACGCCATTCCTTCCAAAACATTTTTTAATCTACCTTCCATTTCTGTGTCATTTTCATTTGATGCAAGATATTGAGTAACAGCATTATTTAATACTGGTGAATCAAATTGAATTAACATATCAGATAATCTTCCTTCATTAGGATCAAAGACAGTAAGATCGGCAACAGCACCAGCACCAAATGCTCTTGCTGTATTTTTAATTGCACCGCCTGTAAGTCCAGCCCCTTTTAAAAATTTAGCTGGTCCAGCAAAGCCAGTAATAAATCTAGATATTCCTTCTGTTACATCACCAGCTAATGTTTCTGGTTTATGAAATGTTGGTAGTTGTCTTTTTTTAGAATACTCTTCCGATTTCCATTTAGATGGTGGAACATATCTTGGAATAAAATCTTTAAAAGATAATTTTCCATCTTTATCACCAAATTCAATACCACCTAAAGATACAATGTTTTCATCTAAGAAATCTCCTTGCTCTTCAACAGCATTAACAACACCTTGAGGAACTGATAAAGCCATATCTTGAGCAATTCTCCAATAACTAGGATCTTCTTGCGTAGGATATTTTATTAAACCAGAACTAACAGGTTCTATCTTTACAGTTTCTTTATTGCTCTGACCAAGAAGTTCTAAAACTTTTGGTGATAATTCAGATGACATTTTATTTTTGCTTTGTAGTTAATCTAACTTGTTCAGCTAATGCAGGAAGGTAATCATTTACAAAACTATTTATATCACCCTCTACTGTTTTAATTTGTTTTCCTTTGCTATCTTTAGTTGTAGTAGTTATTTTATATCCTCTTAATTTTGCTAGGTTTTTATACTGAGTTATTTTTTCTGAATCTAAGGCGTTTTCACTATATAATTTCATATCATTTAAAACATTTTGATATTCTGTTTCAACATCAAAACGATTTTTATCTATTCTTGTTGGTTGTACTTTTTGAGAAGCTCTATCTTCATAAATAGTTTTCAAATTATAAATTAAATCTCTAGAAAAATCTTTTCTCTGTTCTAATGTAGCATCTTTATTATATTTTAAATAATCTCTTATCATTTGATCATACTCAGTTTTTATTTCTAAAGATGATTGTCTATCTTCTAATGTTGGTTGAGAATATATTGAAGTAGATGCAATATCTTCTGTAAGTGCTTTTATTTGATCATCAGAATATTCAAAAAATAATTTATTATCACCAAGTTGTCTTATTAAATTTTCATGCTGTATTCTTTCAACTTCTATTTTTTCTCTTAAAGAATTTATTTTTGTTGATAGTTCACCAGTCTTTACTTTATATCCATTATATCTTTCAAAAGATTCTAATTCTTTTGCAAGATCTAAAGCTCTATCATAATCAGAATCTGGGTTTCCTTTAACAGTAAGGCTAGATATTTTTTGATTATAAACTTCATATAATCCTTTTCCAAAATCTTCATCAGTTAATAAAGTTTGATCTTTTAAAGAACTATCTAAATTTTTAATTGCATCTTTTCCATTTTCCAATCCAACAAGCTGACCAGAATCTAAGAAAAGCAATGAGGAATTTAATTTTTTTAAATCTTCTTTTAGTTTTACTTGACCATCATTATTGTAAAAATTTCTACTCATAACATTAGCTTTAAGTTTATTTTTTAAAATATCTTTTTCTTCAGGAGTTGTTGCTAAAGAATATTGAGATTGATCTATTTGGTTTTCTGTATTCCAAGTATTATTATATTCTAATACCAACTGATCTCTTGAACCTTTAACAACTTTAGAAGATCTTGTTATTAAATCTAAACTAAGTTTATCTTCTAACAGTCTAGCAGCTGCTTTATTTTGCATGCTGTCTATTTTTTGTTTTGCTAAAAAATTAAATTGTTTTTGGAAGGTACTTTCAGCTTGAGATGGATCTATATTTTTAATAGCTCCTTGTTCTATTGTATCAATTTCATTAGTTAATTCTAAGTATGCTTTTGATGATTCTGTTTTATCTTTTAATGCTTGTTCTCTAACATAATATTCATCTAATCCTGTTACAACTTTAGCTGCTGAACCAAACATAGAACCAGCTGTTTCTACTGGAGCTTGAAAAGAAGTTTTAATTCCTGATACTTCAGCTGTTGGTCTTGTTTGTGATTCAAATGTAGGTATCTTTGGCATTAAAATGATCCTGAGTAGCCTGTTGGATTAGCAGCATATTGACCATAAGAACTAGCACCATCAAATGTTCCTGCTGGTTTAGATCCACCTAATAAACTTTTTCCTGCAGAAGAACCAGCAAAAGTTGTTCCTGCTGATACTAATGTACTAATAGCAGCAGCTCTTCCTGCTTGTCTAGCAAATTGTCCCTGTATTCTAAACATATTACCAGCTTCTCTTCTTTGTGCTGCAGCAACTTTTGAGTTATAAGTAATAACATTTTTTTCAACTTCTGCTTGTTCAGCATTATTTCTTAATATTCTTAAACCAGTTCCAGAAAAATCTGCACCAGTCTTTGCAATCCTAGTTATAGTTTGTCCCTCTAATTGTTGAATATTTTGATCAAATCTTTGTAAATCAAATTCTTTTTGTTTTTCTATTTGTTGAGCTTCTTGTTCAGCTATTTGTGCGTTTCTATTTTGAATTGATTGATTATATTTACCAGCAGCATTTTGTTGCTGTGCTTGCATTACGCTTGATGCTACTGCGATATAAGGTAAAGCTGTTGCCATTAGTAAATCCTCGCAAATCTATAATGATCAGTACCATCAAATCCGTAGCTTTTCATTAATCCTTCATTAGTAAATCCTAACCATTTAGCAAATCTTATACCAATGCCAAAGTCAGTTCGTACTGCAGTTTGTAATCTTTTAATATTATTAGATGTTGCAAGATAATCTATATTTTGCTTTACAGCTTTTGCAATA